AAAATTAAGTTTCAAATGATTTTCTGTAATTGTAGATAATTGTAAAGCCATTTCTGTTAATAATTGTGATTTATTCTTTGTATCCGCGTGTTGAAAATCAGTTGGTAATGATTCTTTATATAAATTATAAGTATTGTTCAATTCTGTGTGTTTAAACCGTTTTGTTTCATCCTTTACGTTGGAGTTAAGACCCATAAAAACATTGTTAAAAAACGTTTCATCTAATGTTTCATAGTTTGATTTTAGGTTGTGTTCTAAGATACGATTAATATGAAGATTGGCAAATAAGTAAGTTTCATTTAAAAGAATATTAGTTTGAAAACAATAATCTTGTAAAGTGGATTTAATAAAATTATTATTACAAAAACGATTCAAAGTGGATTTAACCACAGTAAAATTTGGTTTGTCTTCTTCATCGTCCATTTTTTATTTATAAAACATATGTTTAAATAAAAATAAAAAAAATTTAAATTCATTTTTTTTAAACTTGAATTTAAATTTTGATATAAAAGTTTTATGAGCACTTCCCTGTGTAGTTTCTTTCATTGTTATTTTCAAAGATTTTACACTTTTCTTTAATTTGTTATATGAACTAAAAGCTTTTTTCGCAGCACCAGATGGCGTATTTGAAATATATCTCCCACCTGTAAAATTTACTTTATTTCCACTTGTATTTTTTATTGCATCAATTTTAAAACTACGCATATATATTATTCCTATATTATTATTTTTTTGAAATGAATTTTCTTTCAAAAAATAAAATATAAGAATTTGAATCATTAAATGATGTTGTTTCATATACATCTGCATCATCATAAATATATAATTTGTTATTTAAATTTTTGCAAATACTATAATAATGTCCGTTATCGGAATTTCCTTGATGACAATTAATAGCATACAATTCGTAAAAATAATTATTTTTTGTATTTCTATGTTTCGAAAAATATTTTAAATAATTAATATTTGAAGCATTTGTATAATCAATAGACTTTTCAATTTTATTTCCATAATTATCAAATTTCTGTAAATGAATAATTACATATTTTGGAAAATTCCATAAAAATGTTTGTTTTGTGCATCCTGTTTTATTACATTTTTCACATAATTTATCTTTTACTATTTCCTCTTTAAAATATTCATCTAACAAATCTTCTAATCGATTCGATTTTGCTACTGATAATGATATATCATAACTTTGTTCATATACAAATTCTTCATTATTACAATTATTGCATTTAATACTAATAATAAACATTATATTAAAATTCTCATTAATTATTGAATATTCTAATTTATTCCACTCATACCATTTTTCAACAATTGTTTTTTGAATATCCGACACCTGAATATTCTCTTTTATTTTAAACGTAATTGGATAAGCTAAATTCTCATTTAAATTATTCAGTAAAAATAATAAAAATTCGTGCGCATCCTGTTGATTAAAATTTACTTTATCTATTATTCTCAAATTTCTAATTAAACTACTAGGTCGCAATACTACATTTGTTTCCCACATCTTCTTTAATGTAAATATATAACTTAATGTTATTTTATGATTATCCTTTGTTTTGTTTTTTTCACGTGGGTCATCTTTTTTATATTCGTTTGAAATTATGTAATCTGTAATTTTTAATGTATTACTTAAACACTGGATTATTGAATTTACATAACACGTATTCCCTAAATTCTCTAATCCGGTTAATCCTTTTTTCATATATACACTCTTTTGTAATTTTAATTTATATTCCTTGTGTTTATCCATTATTATTTTATTAAATCGTGTTTAAATAAGTTTGACAATTCGTAAAATAAAATTTTTTTATAAAAATCTAATTCCGCTATTTTAATTTGTGGTTCGATATAAATTACACTTGAATCGTAAAAATCACATATAATAGAATTAATAAAATCAAATCCTAATATTGAATTGTCCATTTAATATTAAGATTTATTAAAATTTTTCATTTTTTTTAAAGTTTATATAAATTCATATCTATGATTATTTATGATTTCTTTATTGTTTATAATAGTTCTCAATTTTTCTAATGTTATGTTCAATTTGGTATATGCTTGTCGCATACTAGGATAAATTTTAATTGTGTTGTTATTAATATCAATTTCTCGCACTTTTTTAGAATTGTTTTTATTTTGTGTTTCATTCACGTATTCCCATCTATATTTACCACATAATCTATTGTTTTTTATACAATTTCTTAATGTTTGTCTGCTTATACCACGTTTTTCATACAATTCTTGCATCGTTTTGTAAATGATAATTTCATCTGTTTCAATATTTGTTTCTTTTATAGGCTTACTATTGTGAATTTCGTATTCTGTATCATCTGGTATTTCACCATCATATGACGATTCATTTACGTAATAAAAGTCATTTAAAAGTTTTTTCTCTTCAATATATCTATTTAATCTAACAATTCCAATATGTAAAAATTTACACAATTCACTTTTTGTTTTAAATACTTTAACAAATTTTTTATTCTTGTCTAATTGGATGACTCTTTCAACTTTACTCGGTTCTACAACTATTTTATTTGTTGGATTAATTTCTTCACCAGTGTAATTCCATCTAAAATTTTTATATACATTATTTCTTTTAATACTTCTGTATATAGCATTATAACTATAATTTTCATCTGGATTTTTTACAATAATAGAATTGATACATTGATAAGTTTCTAAAATTGTTAATGTTGCTGGGTCTATTTTATCAACTTGTCGTTTTTTATGAATTCTATCTTGAACAGTATCTTCATTTTCAATAAACGGTATATTATCTGTTGTATCGTCAGATACTTTATTATGTAATTCATCTATCGTTTTCTCCAACATTTCTATTTTATGTTTTAGTTCATTTATATATTCATTTGACAATAATTTTTTATTTAATTCAATGTTTTCTTTTTCTAACTCTATTATTTTATTTTGTAATTTGATAATCAAAAGTTTATCATTTTCAACATCTTTATTAATTTCAATTAATTTATTTTTTATCATTGCTATGTCATTCACTTTTATTAATTCGGTTTGTTGTTTATCATTAATTGTTCTTTTAATTCGAAAGTTATATTGTTCCAAATAATCTTTTAACAATCTTTCCAACATTTTATTGTCTTTACTTTCAATACAATAAACTAATTCAATGTCTTCACCAATTGAATTTTTATGTGCTCTTAATCTTGAAACTATATCATCTGTATAACCAAATTTATAGATGATTTCATCATTTAGTGTTATTTTAATTAAATAAACTACACTTTTTTTATTAAAACTATTACTTAATGTTTTTTCAACATTTCTTTTATTTTCTTCATCTTTTTCTATCAATAATTGTTTTTGATTTTCTATTTCTTCTTTTATAATTTTATTGTAAATATTTTCCAGTTTAACATAATATTTTCGTATTTTTTTTCCATTATCAGTTTTTGCCAACATACAAAGATTTTTGAATGTATCCACATTTAACATTACGGTTTCTGATGGACGTCCTCCTAAATCTTTTATCTCTGGGTTTTTTTCCTTATGGAAAAAAACTATTTTATAGTCTTCATTTATAATAAAATTACTTTTGATAGTTTTCATCGCGTTTCCTTTATTTGCAAAACCAATCATTTTAAAAACGTGTTCAAGATTAATTGGATAATCACTGTCTCTTATAC